GTTCTATGATGACCTCGCCAACACAGCCACCAACGCCCGACCCGAGCAGATAGCCAACCGCCTGACCAATATCGGCATGACCGAGATGCTTCAGCTTCAGATGCAGGTAATGGAAGAAGCCAGTGGTGTCAACGGAGCCTTGCAGGGCAAGCCCGGCTTTGCGGGTCAGAGTGCCGCCCTGTATGCCCAGCAGACGCAGAATGCCAGTGTGTCGGTTCTTGACCTATTGGACAGTTACGACAACTTCCTGCTCAAGGGCGCAAAGAAGGGACTGAAGATTATCCAGCAATACTACACCACTGGCAGGATGCTCATCATTGGCGGCGGTCAGGGTGCCATCGTCTACGACAGACGCCTTGCGGGCGGTGTCGACTTTGATGTCACAATGTTCAACGGCAACGACAGCCCCGATACCCGCAAGGTGCAGCGTGACCTGCTTGACGTATTGTACGGTTCTCAGGCCATCACCGCAAGGCAATTCGTTGAACTTGGCGACTTCCCCTACAAGCAGAGGCTGCTTAAATACCTCAAGCAGAACGAGCAAGCCATGCAGCAGGGTGCGCCGGCCCAGCCTATGGATGCAGAGCTTCAGCAAGAAATGGATGCCGACACGGACACCGTTGCCATGCACAATGCCGAGCGCATCATGCGCAACTATGACGTGCTTGGTGCTGACGAGGCGCAGGAGCGCATCAACAGCTACCGCGCACCGCAAGGGGTTATGGAAGTCGGCGGCGACATCACACCTATTGATCAACTTAAAAGTTAAGTCATATGGCAAACGAGAAAGAAATCAAAGTAATCATTTCGGTGCGTGAACTCATGCATGAGTTGGCACGATGGGCCTATACCGTGGGAGAGAACCTGGGTGATGACCAAGCCAAGACGCGCCACTTTATCCAAGGGCTTGCCGACAGGGGACATGCCGAACTCATCAAGCAGCGCATCGACCAGGCATGGGTGGATGTGCTTGATACGGTGAGCGCATACCTCATCAGCCACGCATGTAAATGTGACTGCGCTTGGTGCAGGGCGCACCCCGATGACTGCGGATGTAACTGCAAGGACTGTCAAGGGCCGGCACCAACTGAAGACGGAGACTACTGCCCACGTTGCGGCCAGAACTTCTCAGGAGACGGTGACGAGATGGGCTGTGTGGTTCCTGCCGATAGCTGGCTGTGGCAGGATTATGTGATGACGCTGCACTTCCCTGCCAATGTCTATCCAGCACTTGGCCGCAGAATCACCGTCAGCGCAAGGACATACATGGCCTATCAGGCCCGATGTGAGTGGGAAACCCTCACAGGCCGTGACAACGCACAAAGCGAAATCCAGTCGCAGAGGGCAATGAACCGACTGCGTGTCACCATCCAGGTGCGCACCAACATCGGCAAGACCAACACAGGCTGGGACAACTTCATCAAGTTCTAAGGTATGGCAAAGGAAAGAGGCTCGATAACAATGCTGTCTGACACCAACAAATCCTCGGCAGCGACGAAGGCCAACTTTGAAGAGGCCATCGTCAACATGATAGACTGGAAACAGTTTGCTGAGGACATGAAAGTCGTCAAGCCTGAGAAGCGAGTAGACGCTTATCTGAAGCTGCTGGAGTTTGCCGTGGGCAAGAAGCAGAGTGTGTCCTCGGAAAGTGTTGACCGTGTGCGTGACAGTGCAGAAGAGTTTGTTGACCAGATGATCAACGGCGGCAAGCCGACTTAGAACTGGCTCTCGTTACGCATGGAAGTGTCGGTATAGGTAAAGCGTGTGTCTTTGATGTCACGCACCTCACGGGGAATAGGCATGGTAGATGACACCCATAGGCCGATGGCGCGTGCCATCACCCTGTCATCATGATAACCGGGCGCAGCATTAGGTGCGCCCTTGTCGTCTCTCTGGTAGACCTTGTATTCCTCAAGTGCCGCCTCTTCCCTTTCGATGTAAGCCCCCGTATTGATGAGCATCTTGAGGTGGTCGATAATCATCTCCTTGCTTGAGCGTGAGGTGAAGAAGCCCCATTCACGCGCCTTGCCCTGCCTGATTTTCTCGGGCGATGCCTGGCGTGTGTACATGTTGCGGTAGATGCCGCCGATAAGGTCAAGGATGAACTGGGCATGGTCACCCTCGGTGCGGTTGTAGTCGTTGGAGAACGTGTTGGCCTCGGGCACCAGCAGCGCATCGTTGTAGAAGTGGGCAATCTGCAGCATCTTCCATGCAAGCTGCTCATGCGGGCAATGACCGTGCCACTCGGCCACAATCTGGTCGCTCTCGCCCTCGCTGCGCCACCAGCGGTCAATGACCACTATATCGGAAAAGTCGCTCTTGTCGCTGGCGCCGCCGACATCGACGGACACCACATAACGGTGTGATGTCTTGATGACCTTGTCGGGCATCTCCCATATGCGCAAGAAGCCCTGTGTGTCCTCTACAAACTTCACGTTATGCAGGGCTGTCGGTCCCGTCATGGCATCACCGACCACCTCGCCGACCGCCTTTGGCAGGGTGCAACCGTCCTTCAGTTTGTCTACATTATAGCGGTCAAAGATTGCCTGTCCGCTGTGTGCGAAAGCCTCGATATCATCGGAAGGGAACTCGCTGGCCATCGCCTCGTGGCTGCGGTACTCACGCCGCTTTGTCACATACCAGTGCAATGCCTCAAGTGTCGGCCCGTCTTCCTTTGTCCATAGCGACCACAGATAAGCCCCAGGTTCGCTGCGTGTGCTCTTGGCTTGGGTGTTGTTGCGGTTGTTCCACAGCCGCCTTGCAAACGATTCACGCTGCTTCTCGCTGTCGAACGGCTTGCGGTACATCTCGATGATATACCACGGAACGAACACCGGGACACGACCGCTGATTCCCTTGACACTGTCAATCCATTCATGGTGGAACAGGTTGTGTTCACCCTTTGCCGTGGACTCCATCACATTCATGGCATAAGCCTCGTCGGGAATAGATGACGAGATGGCCTGTATCAGGTCTTCGGGCGTCTTTCCCTCGGTGGTTCGGTACAAACCCACCTCAGAATAATGCACCATGGAAACGTCACCCGCACGGACACTGTCGGGTGATTGCATCGAACCGATGGAAATCACCGTGTCACGCACCTGCCGCTTCTCCTGGCTGATGGTGTAGTCGGTCCTTGAGCCGCTATAGGGTGACAGGCGTAGCGGCGCACGGCTCTTGAGGTTGAGCAGTGATGGCGGGAATTCGCGTATCATCTTGTCATACATCGCCTTGATTTTCAGCGCGGCCGAAGACTGGTGTGCAACGATTGCCGAATACCAGCCGGGCTTGTGCAGCAACTGAATCCACGACATATAAATCTGCGTCGCCGTAGAGCCGCCCCATTGACGGGCTTTTAGCACAATCACCTTGATGGGCGCACCTGCAAGTCGCATCTTCTCAAACTCATAGACAAGGATGCGCTGCGGGTAGTTCAGTACAAACGGTATATTCTTGCCGCCTTTCTTGGCTTTGATAAGTACGAACTTGGCAGCGAAGAACGGAAAGTCCATCTTTGCCCGCAGCCAAATCAGTTTCTCCATGACCATCTGCTCCTGCCCCTCAAGGCCGTACTTGTCGCAGTAGTTCTTCACCCCACGCAGACGTTTGATTTCCTTGACGAAAGGATTGTTGAACATCTCAAGAGGAACCCACCAATGGAATTCCTTGGTCTTGATTTCCTTGCGTTCGCCTATCGAGCCTTGTCCGCTGATGGGATCGAAGAACACATCGAGTTTTGTCCTTCTCCTGTCATCGGCTACAAGGATACGGTTAAGCCATTCGTCGTACTTCAGTTCTGCCATAGCTTCACCATAAATGCCGTCAACAATCCCAGTGTAAAAGGCACCATATGTACCACCACCGACAACGGGTTAATGACGGTGCAAAGAGCCATTGATGCGGCTACCATAACGATGTTCCGCTTTGTAGGCGCATAGACAAGCTGTATCGCCGTGACTGCACAGATGATGCCGCTTGTTCCCTCGACAGGCCAAGGCGACAACACGGCGCCAGTCACCGCGTACATGATGCCTATCAAGAGCATCTTCCATGACGGCCAGGGCCAGCCACGAAGCATATACCACAACACGAAACAACACAGCAGCAGGTGCCATATGTTGGCATGACAGAATACGTCAAGTATTCTGTTGCCAGTGTACATGTGCTGTGTGCATTGCTCTACAAGGAATACGATCGACAACGAGTATACCAACGCGAGCCGTATGTATTTTTCAACGAAGCGTGCCATTTTCTTTTTCTTTCTTTCGGTTCCTGAGTGTGCGATAGATATATTTCTCGGCAGTATGCGCCGACAGGTAGAACTGCGGTGCGGCTGAATACACCACCTCTGTCACGTTGGCGATGGAATAGTCGCCGTTGCATCGCACCATGATGTCGTAGGCACGTTGCATGCGCATTCTTTTCGGCTTCTGCATCTGATACCAATGCCCTCTTCGCAATGACGATATTTCCTTGGCTGCCGTCTCTGGTGTAACCCAGAACCTCGAGCAAGGCATTGTCACTGCCAGC